CCTGGAAATGTAATATAGTATTCTGTGCCAATTGCAAAAGATCCTGCAGTTACTTCGGCAGAAGGCCCTACTCTAATATCTCTAGTTACAATTGCATCTGAATCGAGCATGGTCGTATTTAACGTAGTGATTGTTGCTACTTCAGCCACTAAAGTTTCAAACTTAGCACTAGAACCTACAAGGTCACCAATATCTAAATCACCACGAATGGTCATAGTACCTGTAGATTGGTCCCAAAATATATATTTGTCAGCAGAGGCATTACCTATATATAAATCACCGTCTTGCTTCAAATCAATACCAGCACCTGCAAGGGTTGTTCCACTAATAGTAGGTGCGGTTCCTCCTTCGGGAAATACTTGTATCTCTCGGGCAATAACAGAATCAGCATCTAAAACATCTGTATCTATATGGGTAAATGTCCCTAAAGCAGTAACTACTGTTCCTAAATCGCCGTCTGGATCTATGTTCTCATCAGTAACAGTACCAGTACCTATTTCAGTAGCTGTTGAATATGAAGTCAAAGCATAGTTACTTCCTGAACGAACTACTTTTGCTAAAATTACATCTAATTCGCTATTTGGTTTAAATGTTTGCTTATATGCATACCAAGTAGATGCAGTTCTAGTAAATGCGCTTCTTACATAAAGTTTAGTATTACTAACTACTTCTACAACTTCTCTATATTCTGAAGTAGCTATTTCCGTACCTACTGAACTACTAGAAGATACTTTGACCATCTCACCTGGAGCAAAATCTGTATTAAATGTAGTATTAGTTCCAGTCAAGACTGTACTACCTATAGTTATAGCTACCGTAGGACTAGAACCACCTACAGTTACTAAACCATTAGTGGCTGCACCTGCTTCTTTAAAGTAGGTAACATCCATGGTCTCTCCACCAGTATCCTCCACAGTAGCATCTGTATGCACTAGCATATTTTTCCAATCAGATGACATTACTGGGGTTCCTGTAGCAGTACTAGTATTTGGAGTAATAGTTACTGTAGGTGCTGAAGAGTACCCCGAGCCAGCATTTGTTATAGTAACTCCTGTTATAGCTTCACCAGATATAACAGCGGTACCAGTAGCAGTTGTTCCAGAGGTCGGAGGACTAAAAGCTACTGTAGCGGAGGAGATACCTGAACCACCAGAAGTTATATCTACAGAACTAACCGAATTTATAGCATTAAAATATAAATAACCCGTTTGTCCACTACTTAAGTCATTAAAATTTTTCTGCTGCGTACCAGTTAAATTATATTCTACGCCTGAAGGAGTAGTAAAGGTAAAAGGTGTTTTATTAAAGCCAAGTAAACTACCATTAATAGTTATAAAAGCGTCTAAAATGCCGAGCCTAGGTATTTTCTCCACTCTATTGGTAGTTGGAAGATGGTAAGATACTTCACGTGTAATCCTAGTTCCTGGAGAAGTTGCTCCTACGTCATTTACTGTAGATACTTTTACTGTATATTCGCGAGCTTCACCCGACAATACTGTATAAGTAGGTTCTGCAGACCCAGTATCTATAGTATCTCTAATATTACCTGTACCAATTTCTACTTGATAACTTTTTACAAATCTATAAGGTATTTCTGTAGTTATATCTGCATCATCAGTAAAATTTTCAACCGGAGGTGTCCAATTTATAACTAAGTTGAAGGCATTAACATTATTGCCAGTTAAGTCAGGTACCAATTCTACATTTATGTTCGTAGGATCAGGAACAGTAGCCCCTCTAGAAGAAGATGGTATGTATGTAGTAGTAAATAAAGGTTTATCGTATTCAATTTCATCAAATTTATCTATAACATATTTAGAAGCAGTTAACTGATAGCCAGTATCTTCTTCTTCAATAGACATAACTCTAAATTGCTTAACATCATTATTATCTGTAGTATCTTTCGCACCTATAGCCCAAATTACATCATCAGAAGGAGCTGCAGAAAAGGGGCCGGCTACAGTTATTGTTGATTTACCCGGATTTGTTAGTAATGAATTTGCTGTTATATCTTTAATTTCTACTCTTGTGTGCTCGGAAAATTGAGTTATTACCGCATTATTATCTTCATCTACCAAATTAACTGCATCAGTTTGTGTAGATATAGCATCTCCATCATCATCTACTAATAATAGGGCACCTCTAGTATAATCCTCCCCATCAATAGTAGCAGATTCTTGAGCCAGATAAATACCAGGATTAGAATATATTAAATATAATACGTTAGTACCTGCAGGCAGAGTCACTTCTCTATCTAATATTATACTAGTAGTAGATTGAGTTCCTGTACTTGAAAGTCGCCCACTTTTTTCAATATTGAATGCATTATGATCTTGTACATTAACTATATCTCCTGGACGAATAAAAGATGCATTAATACCTGTTGAAAATGATACAACTTCTGTTTCTTGAATGTCTGTAGCAAGGTGCCATAATCCAAGTCGTTCTGCTTGCCCTCCAGAAGTACAACCAAAAGCCACTAAATCTTTTTGTACTGTTTTCTTTTGTGCTATAACATTAGCAATATCTTCTACACTAACTACTGTCTTTTTAAACATTTCCTTTGGGTTATTCCAAGTAACATTTACTTGGTTAACTCTAGCTCTTTGTCCTGTATATGTATACTCAAACATTCCATCTACAACATTACCTTGAGTAAATGTATAAATAGCTTCTTTAGGAGAATCTTGAATTAACGTAATTTGTCCATCAATCCATGCCATCATACTTCTAAATACTGAAGCTAAGTCTTTAAGTACTTTATAAGCTTCCTGTCTAGAAGCTAAATAAACATTACAAGAGAATCTGGGTTCTTGACCCCCTTTTCCATCCGGTACAAGCTCATCACAATATCTAGCTATTTGATATAAACCATACTTATCTATATCACTTTCTTCGATAAACTCTCCTAATCCAAAATCTTTATCTGTAAGTATATCATAAAATATCCAAGCAGGATTATTGGTATATACTTTATTAAAATTAGGAGTATTTGTAGATAAAGTTTGATCTCCTCTAAAACTTCCATTCCAGGGTTGATATCTTATCTCAGTATTGCCCGAACTTACATTCCTATTATAACCCGCTGCGGTAGTACCCAACTCTTCTCTAGTAAAATAGTTTGTAGGTACTTTAATTTTTTTACCTCTAATATGGTAGCCCCTTTTAGGTGGGGAAGAAAAATCTTCCGCAGAAAAAGTAACTACACAATAAGCTGAGGTAGGATATGATAAAGTATCCATAATTTGGCATTCTACTGTTTTAATTCGTGCCATACCGCTAAATGTATTATCACTTCTAGTATAATCAGAAGCACTATCGGGACTCATTCTTCTTATTTGTACTTGCCATTCATCAAAAGGTTGAAACTCCTGTAATCCCATATCAAATTGAGATATAAAAGAAGAAGAAGAATTATATCTCTTAATTAAACCACAAGTTAAATCATCAGTACTCGATATTACACGACTATTATCCTTACCTGCTTTATATGCATGATCTCTAGCAAACAGTTTTTCTCCCCTTTGCCACCATGGTGCGGCAGCTGAAAAATCAGAAGAAGTGCCACCACTATAGTCTTTACCAAACATTAATTCATATTGCCATTCGGAATCTCCAGTTTGTTTATGTTTAAATATTATTTGAAACTCAGCGAAAGTTTGCACGTCTCCGCCCATATCCCCAATATGTCTAAGACCTGCAGGAAACTCTATGTTTACTTTAATTCTATCTATCTCTCCAGCAACATTTTGTGCAAAGTTTTTACCTGCAGAATTAATATAAGTTGGAGAAACGCCTGAACCGCCGCCCCCTTTATTACTCCATTTTAATTCCGTTCCATCTCCAAAAATAAAAGAAGCAGAAGGGGCCCCTCTAGTATCCGAATGTGCATCCTGATCCCTTTCTCCTTTATGCATAGACCAACTAGCATAATTAAAGTTTGTTGGGCCAATGTCCGAGTGTGCTACAGTTGCTGGAGACAGCCACACATCAATACCACTATGGGATCCTGTTTTGAAAGTAGTACTATCTAAAGTAGCTACAGTTTTATCTTCATTAAGAGAAACAATTGTTTTTATTTCATCTATAGTTATAATATCCGTGGTGGCAAGTGTTACATCCCATACCGGAGGTGTAATAATTAAGTTTTGAGTAGATGCACTAGGATCTATAGTAAAACTCTTAATAACTCCTACATAATCTCCACCTTTTTTACCTTTATAGGGAATCGTAATATTATTATACAAATACCCCGCTTTGGTTGCTGTTCCATTTCCTAACCCAGTCCCTTGTACTGCAGCTGTAAATGTACTACCTACACTATAAGTTTGTGGACTGCCACTAGTTCCTGCTATAGTATTCCAGTTAGTATTGGTAGTAGTCCCTAAATTTGTAATAGAGTATTTTGTGTCAACTTCAAAAGATCCTGCAGTTACGTGCACTAATGGGTATAACGGCCCAAAATTAACTAAGGAAGGAACTGTAGGACCAAATTCTTTAATACCAACATATCTAGTTCCATCACCAAGAGTTACATTTTTAAACAGGCTAGCATGGGTAATAGTTGTTACTCCACTAATAGTAGCTATAGCAGCCGTCTTACTGGAGCCAGCACTAAATATTTGATTTTGATCGAGTGGAAGTATGGGTGTATCGTTTAGATAAACTCCTGATCCTGTTCCTACTAGTCCATCTATTTCTCCTGCAGCTATTAAATCATAAATAGTGCCTATTTGACGGGTAGTAGTATTTTTTGTATTTGCCATAAATATCCTCTCTAATGATAGTCAAAACCCCAAGATTGCTCCACAGTAGCATCAGGATTAGTAATAACTATCGGGTTGTCCCAGTCGGTGGCATCAATGGTTGTGCCGGCCCCGCTGCTTTTATCAGCTATTTGAGTGGGGTTACAGGTTAGTGACCCACTTCCTCCTATAGGAAGATACGATTGACTTATAGGTGCTCCACCTACTATAAGTTCCCCATAAGCTAATGGAACAGGAAACCCTTGAGTTATGGCATTAGTTGGCCCATCAAATAGATAAGATTCGTCTGTGTTTTTATCCACTTCTGGCCCTGGTGCCATGATTTGTGCTAGACCTGTCATAGCTAAATTAGTTGCTATAGCTGCTACCATCATTCCTGGTGTAGTTAAAGTTGCAGCCGTTGCTGCAGTACCCCCTGCAGTGGTCCAACCAGTCCCTTGTACTGCAGCAGTGCCAGGATTCATTAATAAAGTGGAAGTACCGGGCAGAAAAAAAGATGCTACAAGTAACGCTGCAAAAAGTAATTTTCCTCCACCAGATTTTGAACCCGCAGGGACTTCAGTAATTATTACATCGTCATCATTTAATGAAATTAATAATTCTTCCTGATAATCTAAAAACTCTCCCCCTCTTTTAATCTCATACTCAACACCCGCTTCTGCGGCATTTAATATATGTTTTCTAAAACCTGGAGTTTGACATTCAATAAGTTTAAAAATATCACGTATATTAAAGCAGTTTGTATGCCAAACTTCTCCAAATTGTGCTATATTTCCATTTAAATGAACTGTTTGCATTATGCTTCCCTTCTTACGAACCTTGTTACGTGTTGTTTCCACCCTGAATATAAAGACTCTCTACAAGATAATCTATTAATAGCATGGTGCATAAAAATATCTTCACCTAAATATATACCACAATGATTAGGTACATTACAAAATATATTAAATATAATACCATCATGTTTTTGAGGTTGTTCTACCTCTACAAACCCAAAAGACTCAAATAAATCATCAAAATAATTTAAGCCTTTATCGTACCAATTATCCTCAAAAAGTATAGTAGGTAAATTAATATCTAACTCTTGTTTATAATAATCTCTAACTAAAGAGTAACAATCATTTTCTCCAAATTTATAATCTCTGCCAATCAAAGAATTTTTTAATTCCTTTGGTGTATACACATACTTCTCAAAATCTGGTACTGAATAAATATGATAAGGTATACCTAAAAAATCACTTACCTTCTTATCATGCTCACTAGGTTCTGGCGACGCATCCGGATGACTATGTACTATAGCGTATATATCTCCTGTTATACTAGCCTTTATATAATCACTTGCAGATATTACGAAATCTTCTTCTGGATTTTCTGCTGTATTATTACAAGGCATCCAATGTACTTTACCTTTCTTGTTTACTAATAAACCACAACCTTCTTCTGGATAACTTAAACCTAAATGTTTTAAAATTTCTTTATCGTCTTTGCAATGCACCTGGGTAGCCTCCGAAAGGTAAAGACACATTACTGTCTGTAGTTATTAATACATGTGGATTACCTGTATCACTTTTTGCATGAAATCTTTTCTTACACGCAGGTAAATCTTTATTACAAATATCTCCTTCTGTCCAAGAAGCTCCCGCAACAGGAGTAACTCCTTGAACTGAATTTCTTTTTACTTGCCATAATTTACCTACACTATCAGTAACATATTCATTATATCTTTTATCTGTGTAACCTATATACTCTGTACCGCTACTGTAAGCACGATATACGCGTATCCTTCTCCAATTAGAATTATTATCCGCCGGATTATCCGTAGTAGCTGTAACTGCTTGCCAATATGCTGTAGCAACAATACCTATACTTCTAGCTCCTGTTGAAGTTATTTTTGTTAGATAGGGGGATGGAACTTGATATCTATACTCCTTGCCAACAACTGCCGTTGTTTCCACTCCCACACTACCCCATACAGGTTGTGTTGCAGTATGGATTCTAGGAACAATATACTCATTATTTTTAGACACAAATAAGCTTTGGTTATTTCCTAGACCTATAAACTTAGCTTTCCAATTACAACCTCCACGCATATTTACTAGTGCAAGAGCATCATCTGCCCCTCTATATTTGAAAGGACAAGCATTACCAATAATAACTCTAGTAGGTAATTGAATACCCGCTACGTCAAAAGGTGCAGATAACTCAAACTTAACTGATAAAATATTTTTTGATTTAATAGTATCTATAATATATACTTGTTTTGGAAACTCTACTGGAGCATTATTGTCTCCAGTATCACCTGCCCCACCTACTAAATACTTCTTTAAGGTAGTCCTTCTAGTTATTCTTTGCCCTATTAAGTCTTCATATACGAGATCTCCAATAGCTGCAGAAAAGACGCTTTCTATATTTGCAACGGTTATAGTTGGTCTATTATATGCTCCATCTGCTGTAATACTAAAACTTTCTGCTTCCATTGGAAGTGCTTCATATGTTTTTATAGCTCCCGCACTATCTCTAAATTTAATTTCGTGGGGAGAAGGAAGACTCTGATCTAGTCCACCTGGATAGAAATAAGCAAAGAGACCTGGGGCATATTCCAAATCGTATAACTCTATGAATTCAGAAGCTATTTCTTGAGATTGTACTGTTGCAATTATATCGCTCATGCTTCATAAACCCTTCTAAAAGTTGCACTGGCGGAGTAAAAATCTCCAGTATTATATGTTTGATTAACAGAATCACAAACTACTTTAATAACAGTCTCGTCGTTAGAAGCTGCATTACTATCTGGAATTGTAAAACTAAATTTACTTACTCCATTTAAACTATCTAAATATCCAGTAATATCATCAATTTCTTCTTTTGTTCTATTATTGAAAGAAACAGTATAAGATTGCTTTAAATTATTTATACCACTAGCTACTCTCTGCTCGTAACCATCTCCAAAAGATATTTTTCTTACGCTAGGAGTACTAGTTCTAGACATAGTTTTATCTGGCCTTATTGTCCTATTCCCGTATGTATTTGTTGTGACGAATCCTATAGCCATAGTTCTATCCTGTTGCTCCTAAAGGACTGAGTAAACCTCCAGGCCGTTTTTGTTTGTGTAACTCATCTTGTACTGCGGCTGCCAGTAGTTTGCCTAACTGACCTCCAGTATCTTTTCCTTTATCTCCAGAGGTTTGACTATTTCCTGAATTATCCATATTGACATTAATACTGATATTATTAGTTCCACTACCACTCATCTCCACGGGTATGGATTTACCGTTGGGCAAAGGTACTACGGCTTCTGTACCATGCATCATTACAGGATAACCTGATTGACTACCTCTAGCTATTCCACCTGTTGCATATCCTGGGGCTTTTCCTGCAGGAGTAACTATACCTCCATATCTAGTAGATGCAGCAGGTGCAGAAAGACCAAACACACCACCAAATAAAGACGAAGATAATAGTTTTGCAACCATCATTTCCGAAATAATTTTAGCTATTGCCTGTAATACTCCTTGGGCCATACTAGCAAAGGCTTGTTTCGCATTCATAGTACCTTGAATTAGTCCTTCAAAAGCACTACCCATTCCTTCTGCTAAACTTACTGCTATTCCGTCGGTTAATACTTTTACATCTGTGAGATCTTCTTTAGCTTCTGTTAATCTCTCTATATTATCAGCGATTTCTGTAGTTGCAGAAGCTGCTTGAGCATTTACTATCTCTATTGCAGCTCCGCTCGCCGTTGGCAAGTCAGGATCTACCACCCCTGCAACACGACCCATCATCTTATCTCTACGGAGTCCTAAGAGCGTAGCCATCCTGTTCATTTCAACACGCTGGGGTTCAGTATACTTCTTCTTATCTAGAGACTTGCTTGTTAATTCGTACTGTAAAGCGGCCAGCTTTGCGTCAAGGAGTTCATATTCCATTTCAATCAGCGCAACTTTCATTTTTCGTTCCGCTTCAATACCCTTGATTTTACCCTCTTCTTGATCTTTTGCTGCTTTTAAATCAGCCTTTGCATTAAATTTATCCTGAGTTAGAAAAGCAAAAGGAGAGGATCTTCCATATGATATTTTCGCTAAATTAAGAGTACGATTTTGTTCTTTTTCTAACAACTCCAACCTACCCTGGGCGATATCAAGCCTTTTTTGATCCAGATCCAACAGTGCTTCTTGAGCTGAACGAATCTGGCCGTCTACACCTAAATCAAATATCTTTTGTGCAACGTCTGACTGAGCCTGTTTTAAGTCTACAATATCTTGGGCATGTAATTTTTCTTGCTCTAAAATTCTAATATTGGCTTGTTGAACATCTATTTTTGTTTGGTCTTGTTCAATACCATAACCTTTTTCGATGTTTATCTTTTGCTCAGCTTTTACTATTTTATCCTGAATAACTTTAACTTTGTTTCTAGCTGTTGCTACATCTTTTTCTATAGGCCTCATATCTCTGGTTACTTTCAAAAACTTTTCTCTTGTATCTAAAGAGGCTATTTCTATATCGTACTCTGCTTTACGAGTAGCTTTAGTCTTTGTTGCAATCATTTCTATCACTTTAGACAGTCTTATACCCTTTACTGCCTCACCAAGATATGCTTTAAAAGCTGCTAATTGTGCCGGATCAAACAGGTCTCCCATCCTTGTCCCACCAGACTGTTCTTCCATCTGTTTCAACTGATCACTAAACTGATCCCCAAACTGAATAAGCGAACTATATTCAGATTTAGTATGTTTTAAACTATATACAAGTTTATCAAAACCTTTTGCAGTTTGTTGTATACCTAAAACTGCCATTTTGTTGGGAGTTAAAACAGTACTAAGCTCTCTGGCTCTCTTAGCTGCTGAGGGTATCAAAATTGACAATACATCTATAGCATGATTGTATTTTTCTACTCCAGATACTGCTTCGCCTGCCACCAGAACCGCTAAGTATTTCGTTATTTTAGCCTGATCGACCTGCTGTTTTGTAACCGCAGCAGTTTTAACTTCATACATATCAAGCATTTCTAGTTGCTGGTCCATAGCTACTTTAAATTCTTGCATCGCTGAAATACCCCTCTCATTTTGTCCAGCTACTGTATAAGTTGTCTTTGCCTCTTTTTCCCCAAACTGAAGTTTTTCCTGTTTGGATGAAGCATAGCCCATATCCTCAGCTAATTTTTTTATACCTGGAAATGCTTGATTTGATAACATTTCTGCTTGTTTTACTAAATTAGCGGAAAATGTTCCAGCCTCCTCAAAATTATCAATCATCTTTCGCATTTCTTCATTTTGCTCGCCATACTCACTCTTCAAAGCTCTTGCATCATTTTGCATTTTTTTCAATGCAGGATCTTTGAAGTATTCAATAAATTCTTTTATCATTGTAATTGCAAGAGAGATCATACCAAAAATTGCTACGGCATTAAGTGCTTTACTCATACCTGTAGCTGCAGCAGCTCCTGCTGCTTTCATGGTACCCATTACTTTGCCATGCTGTGCCTGCATACCTAATAGATATGCATTTACATTTGCTGTGTATTTTTTAAATCCTGTAGAATTTGCAGCAACCATTTTGGCATGATCAGCTTTCATAATTGCTACATCACGCCTAAATTGCTCTTTAGTCATCTTAGATTGATCGATAACTGTAGATGTACCGTCCTCAACCCCAGCACCTCTATGAATTGCTGCTAATTCTCTCTTTCCAATATTACCTGCTGCAATATTTTGTCCTAATACACCTGTTCCTGCAGCCCCTACTAATCTTTCTTTCGCCGCCGCTGCCATAGTGCTAAATTTTTCCATTTGAGGACCAGCAGGAATGAGAGCTTTTGAAATAGAAAGACCTAATAACCCAAAAGCAGCTGCTAAAGCTTCGATATTATCTGCTAAAGTTGATGAAAGAAAACTAGCAAGCGGTTCTACAAACTTCATGATTTTTTTGACAAGATCATCAAAAGCTTTTCCAAGTCGAGCAATTTGATTTACATTATCTCCTACATCATCATATTTTTCATTACCTTGTTCAAGCACTGCATTCACTACTGCTTGCGATTTTTCAAAAGTAGTAAGTGCAGAAACTTCTTTACCTATAGTTTTCGCATAGTCTGAACTAGCTTTTTCCAATCTTAGGATAATACCTAATTCATCAAGTAATTCTGGTTCTGCTTTAATAGCACCTTTTGTAAGTCGATTAAATGAATCTGTTAAATCTCGTCCTAATGCAACTGATGCATTTTTCGCAATTTTTGCCAGACCTGTAAGTTGATCAGAACTTAAACCTGCTGCAGTACCAATTGCAGCTGCTTCATACGAGATGTAAGTAACTTCATAGACTTACCGGTTTTTAGAGCATATTGTTCTTGTCCTTTTGTAAGAGCAACTAAATCACCTGCTCTTTTTAGAAAACTATAAGCAGCAGAAATAGCAAAGATATTAGCAGCAAGAGTTGCATAGGCAGCTACAAGACCTCCTGTGCCTTGTGCCATTTTTGAAAAGTTTTTTGTAGCGTTTGAAGAAGTGGCGGCAACGCCTTTGACATTACGATCAGCAGTACGAGCGCTCTTGCCTACTTTATCTAAACCTTTAGAGGCTTCTTTGGCTTCACGACCAACTTCTGCTAAATTGCCGTTATCATCAAGTTTTATTGTTATTACAATTTCATTAGCCATTAGCCTTTTACATTATGGGTGTAGTTTCCTGCACCGCTTTTAGACTTTCTTTCGTCTCTTTTTCTTTTTGCTTCAGCTTTTTCTGCTCTATGGGATATTACTACACTTTCCCAAAGCTTAATTAAGTATACAACTACTATTCTATCTTCTGTTTCATGTATATTGAAAAAGGTTTCTAAACTACTCCAATCTTTCCCCATATATGTACCAGACATTCCGTCCCACCTATCTGACATAATATTAAACATAAAAAATGCCACCTGCACTTCGTGTGGAAACACAGAAGTCTCTAGTGGCATTCTTTCGGGATCAGGTTCCTCCCCTAACTGTTCACAAATTTTAAGATATTTCTCTACATCTATATTAGAATCTTCTTCTTTTACTAATCTTTCAAACAGCCTTTTAATCTCGGCTATTTGTTCCCAGTAAAATTTTCTAAGTCACCTACGGTTTCGGTAACCCAAGTATCCATTGCAGTAGAGTTTTTCATTAACAACTCTGCATTTTCTGTATTATAGATTAGAGTATCTTCGGGGTCTAAACTTGATATATCTACCAAAAGAAGCTCTTCTAAGTATCGATATTTTAAGCCAGACCATCCTTTAATAACTGCTTTACAGTATTCAGTTAAAAATTTATCTTCATCTAAATCTTCCTCGGGTTGGTGAGTTTTACG